AAACACCCCCGCCATAACGGCGGGTCTAACCGGCGTGGTGAATCATGAAATAATAACCCACGACTCTGAGGATTCTCCCTCCTCTCTTTCGGCATCTCGCCAGAAGCGGGGGAGATCGTCAGATTCGACAATAACATAGCTGTACGATTCTATGCCGTCGTCTGTATAGGTCATTTTCACGACATACGCCCCCTCCCGCATATCCTTGAATCTGGCCTTTTTCCCACTATCAAGTTCTGCTTTTGCGTTATCCCAGTTCATCATATGTAAATCCTCATGCCGCAAAATAAAAACCACTGACCTGTACGGAACCGCCGGCACTATTTACCTGTGGGTAGGACGTAGCCGCAGCACCATCGGTAAATAACATTTGTGCGACGGTAGAGCCGTTGATGTTTCTCATGAACAGTCGCGCTGACGCGGTTGCTGCTGATACCGAGCTTGTTGCCGCGCTTATTGTCTGATTGTTATCCGCTGATGCTGCGAACGGCAGTCCGTTAATCAAAATGGCCCCACTGCCAGTATGGGCAGACCAGGCCACAGACAGAGTGAAATGCACGACGTTGCCAACCCGAGTGTATTTACCGTATTGGTTGGTATATGTTCCGGTTCCGCCAGTGGTTGCGCCAGTAACAGTGGGCGTAAATGACCCTTCGCTATATGATTCAACACCAGTATTCGATAGTGAGCCCCCCCAGAAAGCCCAGCTTCCGACGACGACCTGAACATTAGTCGTAGCCTCATTGTGATACAGATAATCTGAAGTTATCCCCACTGAGTTTTCGACTATATTGTTTTTAATCGATATACGCGATGCTGTGCCACCGCCAATCCATACGATATACACCGTGGCGGTTAATGGGATGAAGGTGTTGTTTCTTACGAAGATATAAGAGGCGTTGGAGTCAGTATTATTGCCCAAACGCAGCATAGCGCTTGTACATCCGCGAAACGTATTACCTACAATAGTTAGCCCGCGAGTATCAGCCTGAACACGAATGCCATAAAGCCCCCTGGAAATAATATTACCGGTAATCGCCAGGTTTCGAGGCTGACTAGTAATGCGGTTTACATGAATGTTTTGGGTGTTGTCACTAAGGTTATTACCAGTCACGGCCCCATCAGCTACAGTCTCCAGGAAAACCCCGGTAAGGCAGTCACTAACTGTGTTCCCGTCGATGCTGAAATTGGTGCCTATCGGTGCCGATGAATCGTTATTACCATAAACATCAATACCGTTGTCAGCACAACGTCTAACGATATTAGACGCGATGTCCAGGCCGTCAAATGAAGACACCTGCAATCCGATGTTTCCACAATCGTATACCTGATTGCCTGTTATAATAATATTTTTAGAGGCTACGGTAAGACTCCCGCGAACAGAAGCCCCGCATCCCGGCATATCTTTAAATGTGCAATTTATTATTTCGGTGTTTTCTTTGGCATAAACCCAGATACCGTGAGCGTTGACGTTGGCCGCCTGATTTTCCGCATTCCCATCCAGTGTTATTCTCTCAAATGACATATCCGACGGATAGTTGTCGTTTGTTTGGTCTGTGCCAAAGAATCTTACCAAAGAATCACTGGGTGTGACTGTTCCCGGCAGCCATTTAATCGTTCCCCCACCAGTTATTCTAACCCCTGATTTGAGTTCAAATGACCATTTTCCTCTCACAGTTCCGCTGTCGAATACCGCCGGTACTGCGGAGGTGAGAAACACACCAGGAGGTACTATGACGTTCTGCACGTGCCCGGTAGCCTGCCAGGCGTCATGAGCCGCATCAATGGCTTTCTGAATAGCTTCCCGACTATCAAAATCTTCGTATCCGTCCTCACCAATGCTTCTGGCTCCATGTGCGCATATATTAAAGCCGTACATGCGCTTCAGTATTCTGTCTGCCATTTCGCCATAAACTGTACCGACAATCCCGAGACCTAAACCCGCTTCGCCTGAACCCAGGTCTTGGCGAAGCGTGTCACCATCCATCAGAACGAAGTGAGTAACGTCGCTCGCAAAGCTGGTTGCATCGGTTCCGGTGGTCGTAAACCCGACGTCAGTGGCAGCATTAAGGCGGTAATACTGGTTGTCGTAACGGATGTACTGGTTACGGGCGCTGAACTGAAAAGGACCATCCTCATAGTCGCCAAGAAAAACGTAACCGGAGGACAGAAGGAATTGCTCAAACCGATTAGCTCTGTCAAGCTGCGCGGCATCGAATTGATTATTCCTGCCGGTATTCGTCAGCCTCTGCGCGCTGAATCGGTCGGTGTAGTAATCGGCACTGCCATTGACCTCTTCATCAATCTTGCCAGCGTTAAATTTCAGGTCGCGCGGGTCTTCAGATGGGATTGGCTTGTTAGTTGGGGTAGTAGCCATCGGCTGCAATCTCCGTAATCATTAATTGCCCTATTGTATCACGCAACAGGGTTGGTGTAGGCGTACATGGCATCATTGTACTCAGTTACAGTCAGTGATACCGTGCCATCTGTACCAGGCGTTTTCTGGCTAACTGTCCATAATGTTGAGTCAAGCTCAACCTCTGTGGAGATGGCATATCTTGACTCTGACTGAACATTAACACCGTCAAAAATGTTTAACTCGAAATCAGATGGCAATGCGCACTCGAATGTATTCAATCCAGTAACGGTGCAAGCGAGACGCTCTGACACATTCCCGTTAGCGCCAGTGATAACCACAAAAAGGCTACTTCCTGCCGTGAGCTGTTCACTGGTTGTAAATACGTTTCCAGACCTTGAGCGGATAACACCTGTTTGTTGTACTGAATCATAAATGTCGACAACGGAAATCATATCGCCAACGTTTACCCACTCGCCATCAGCAAGCGCTTTTATCTCCATTCCGCGACGTGAGTACATCAGACGATTGCACTCAAGCATGGCCCGGTCTGTTGCCTGATACAGGTTTCGAACATATAGTATGTCGAATTTTTTCGGTTTAGTTGGCTCTCCAGGCTCTATACCAGAAGTGCCAACTTTATAATAAACGTAAGCCTGTTTGTTGGTGTTTGGGTCTCGGTACTGAACGCTTACGCCATCATATGACCCCGGCAAAGTCATGTCATAAGACATTTTATAGCCGTCGGCCTGCGTGTTTCTGGTATTAAACACGGTTTCAGGGGTTGATTTTTGCTCATCCCTTGAGAAAGACAAGACGCCATCATCCCAAAACACCGTCACGCGAGCTGCATCACAGATGGTCTGAATTCGCTCACCGATTGATTTATCCTCATCGTCAAAGGTGTAATCAAAGTACCCAAGACGCTCATCAGGCAGCGCATCAGCTATTTCATAGAGCCTGCCTATATCAATGGTGCTATCAGGCTGACCAGCGGTAATAAGCCAGTTATGCAGCACTGAATCTGCAAAACTTCTTGACGGCGTTAATGTGTAATCTACCTCTCCGGTTGCTCTGTTATATCCAATCGTCCAGCGGGTAATCAGCGCATTATATTTGCGCTCAGTAACTGATGTTGGCTGAAGCGTGGCCTTCACCGTCACTTTAACAAGGGTGTCATCAGGATAAACCACATTCTCACGGATGTTGATGGCATGTGCTGCCTGCAACGTTACGCGGTTGCCAGAGTTTGAGTTATTTGTCCTTTCAATGCTGATGGCATACTTAGCCAGCCCATAAGCAGGAGTTAGCTTATACGTGCGATAATAGGTTTTTGTTGTCTGATTAAATGGGTTGTCAATACTGTCTGAGAGCTGCTCCTCAGTTCCTGGAATGGCATCTCCATTATCATCAACTGCCCACACCTTGATCAGATAATCCGCCGTGCCACTGGTAGGCCCAAGCTCAGACTGAACGTGAACCCAAACCTGTGTTGATTCCACAGCCCCAACATATGGGCCAACAACGAGCGCCTCATTATCCACAATCTGGAAATAAGTGTTGTTGATGGTTGCGCCGGTCAGGTTGCCAAGATTTGCGCCGGTCAGGTTATTGAAGGTGAAATTATAAAAATACTGAATATCAGGGATAACACCTGTCTCAGTTTCCTCGGCAGAAATTATGTTGCCGCTAAGTTGAATATTTTCAGTAACTGGCCCTGATGTTGAGTTGTAGGTGATATTTATTGTTAATGACACAGAGTGCGGCAAAGACAGTCCCATGAAGTAATCGAAATCAGTGTTTTTTGGTATGACCATTAACAACTGACCGCCAGCATAATCGCCACTGGTAACAGATGTTGTGGTCGCTGTCTCTATCGGGGTATCTTCTGATTCGTTCAGTCCTGGAACCTCCTGACCATCAAGTCCGTCGAACTGGTAAGGCTCAATGATTTGTCCAATCACGTCGCCTGGGTTGTAGATGACGTGCGTCGCCCCGGGCAGAGAACCAAGATTAGTTTCCGCATAGCGAACCGATGAAATGGTGTATTTCCCAAGGCCAAAGTTCATGAACTCAGTGACGTACTTCAGATCGTCAATGTATTCAAAAAGCGATTCCTGAATCAGGTCAGGGAATGCCCTTATCTGACCGAAGTTGTCAGGTCTTGCCTCTCCGTTACGCGCAATATTGGTTTGCGATTTCAGGCTGTTATTGGGTGATTCAACCGTCGTGCCAGTGCTGGTCGATGGTGTTGATGCTTTTGGCAGCAGAAAAGAAAGAACCTTAGTTACAGGCTTAAGTATCGTGCTGATAAGGTCGCCAATGGCGCCGCGAGGCTGACAGTAAATGTTAACAATATCGTTTTGCTTTAACGATATCGACAATTCATCATCAGGGCCAAAAATACGGCCATTCAGTGCAATCCTGATATCAGATGGAAGGCCGGAATTCTCCAGCCATCTCCACAGATTAGTGCCAGCAGGAACATTACCCGTCTCTTTTGGAACTCCTGGCATCTTCTGAATGTGAATAACCGGCATAAGTCAGGAACCTTAATTTTGTTGATAATTTTTCGAGTGTTTTAAGGCGGTCTGTCTTGACTGCCGTTTTCTCTCGCGCATGCAGTATTTTATCACGCCCCCACCACAGCGCGACATGTACCGGATAACTCCCGCGATAGGCAACCACCACATCGCCAGTTTTGGGATGGTCGGTGTCTTTCCAGAATGAAACTTCCCCATTGAAGCAAGTGACAAAATCGCTACCATTCGAATATGAATCATCGTGATGAACATTGACATTCATACAAAGACGATAGAACAGCACTACCAGACCCCAGCAGTCCACCGCGTCAACGTGACAACACCTGTCGACGTATGGCTTGCCAAGCATCATCCTCTCAAAATCGTCAAACGGTACGCAGTCCGGGAAATTCTGTGATGTCATAAAGTTTTGCCACGTTGCCATTGATTGGGTTTTTTATGGAAATGGAGACAGTTACATCAGACTGATCAAGCGTCACATCGTTCACATAAAGCGTATATGGTTTTAATGGTGTGTCTTTGTCAGTCTCGTCAAAACGCTGGTATAACGCAGTGATAGGCTCAATGCGTCCAGAACCTGACCATAACTTTAAATATTGCTTAAAGTCATTTGCCAGTCTCGCAAACTTCAGCGTGGCATTTATTACCGGCGTGTTCGATTGCTGGCTTCTGGTTACATCCATGCGCACTGGCTGGTAAGTCTGGCCGCCAAGTACAATATCAGAAAACTCATTGCCAACTAGCCGGACGTAACCAAATGAAGAATGATAAAAGGTTATGGTGTCATACAGCTTCCAGTTTGGCCTTTTTGACTGGTATTCACGTAATGTTGGCATTATGGATACTCCGGCAAATCCCTGTTAACGACTTCATCAATCCATGAATACCATCTCTCATCAAGCTCAACAAGCACATCATCAAACTCATCCATGGAGTTATTGAGGGTTTTACAGATGACATTTCCAGTCCATGTGACGATGCCGCCATTGATGCTTGTCTGCACGGGGTAATCAGTAAAGTGCAAAGTCTGATTCTGTAATCCGCTGCCACCAAGATCGATATCCATCGTGAACCATTCATTGCAATGGTTGAGGTAGTTTGGGCTTCTCAGCCATTGGAGAAATGCCCTTTCCTGCCTGAGCGTGAAAACCCATGTCAAACTCCATGTTACTGCAACATCGGTAGTTAACTTTTGAAATATTGGCGCCCCAACCGCAGGCTGATCGCTGCGGAATGGGGTTTGAGTTGTCATGTTCTTGCTGGCACGCTGCGCAAGCGGTAGCCATGATGGGTAAGCTATAGCCATTATTCTGTTGCCCTTCTGGTTGCGGTGGTGTTGCTGGTAATAGCCTGAGAAATAGGGCCTCCATTTTCTATGTCGGCAACGATAGTCTCAATTGTAACAGAGCCGTCACCGTTATCTTTTGCGGTGGTTGTCACGTTTGATGACGTATAGTTTGTCACACTATTATAAATCACAAGGCCACTGCCACCGCCGGTAAGGTCTTTGTTGCTGATAACCTTTCCGTTGTCCCCGGGTATCATGTACTGATTACCATTGCTGGCCTGGAAGATTTCAGGCAGGTTATTCTCGCCGACCCGATACATTGCACCAGCCTGCGCAGGTCCACCATTCTTCAGCGCTCCGGCAACAGACATTGCTTTAGCTACGCCAACCGTAGAAGCAATACCAGCCTGAGCTGGGATTGCGTTAGCTCCAGATGTAGCAAGCGATGTCATTGCTGCCGCTGGTGCCATAGCAGCTGCTATTCCTGCCGCCTGAGCGGCGGTTGCGGCAGATGCTGCTGCCATTCCTGCCTGCCCCATGATTACCGATTTAAGCCACTCCACACCCATCTGAACGAAAGAGTTAATAACCGCATTTAACACATTGCTCCCTATTGACTGTAGCGCCTCGCTAACAGACATTGAGCCAGTCAAAACGCCAGTTAAGGCATTGCTTGCGGTTTGCCCAAAAGCATCAAATGCAGCAGCTGCTGCTTGCGTAGCCGCATTCTGCTGACTCCACTCCTGCCACATGGCATCAAGGCGCTGCTGTCGATATTGCTCCTCAATAGCTGCTCTGGCCTGTTCAACCTCCGCTATCTTTTGCGGGTAAGCTACCGCGTAAGCATTGAGCGCTGCTAAATCTTTCTGATAATTTGTTTCAACGGCAAACATTGGGGATGTCTGCGATTTTAATGCAGCAAAGCCTTTTACAGCTTCGGCTCTTTTTTTCTCCGCCTCTGCCTGAGCCTTGAGCGCGTTGGCATTATCCCATGCCTTAGCTGCATACTGCCCGGCAAGGTTAATTTGCTCCTGAGTGGCTCCCTTGCCAAGGGATTGCTGAGCAGCCAGTATTGACTGTTCGCGGCTAAGCTCTCTTGTACTTTCAGCGGTAAGCAGTGACTTCTGTCGAAGCTGCTCAAGTTTATTGGCGATATTCTCCTGCTCTGTGGCTGCTTTTTTTGCCTCTGAGGTTGCCGCACTTTGCGCGCTACGCTCACTCTTCAGAGATTGCGCATTTTTCTCCTGCTGCTGATAGGTTTGCAGGCGAACATTGTAATAGTCACGAAATGCTTGAGTACCGGCTTTTAGCCCCTGATTCTCAGCATCACGCCATGCGAGCGCCTTCTGTTTCTCTACGCCAGTCTGTCGCTCAATGAAAAGGGTCTGCTTAGCCTGCTGCAATGCTTTATCCTGAGAGTCAGTTAACTCATCAGTCATTTGCTTTAGCAGTCGAAGTCGCTGTGTTGCATCAGCGCTGCTGGTTGCAATCTCAAGCAGTCTTTTCGCGTATTCCCGCGCCGTTGCTGCGCCGCTGGATGTTCCCTCACCGACTCGTTGCAGAGTGACAACCAGAGCCTGCAATTTCTCATCAGATGGATTTTTTGCAATATCAGAAAGCTGTTTTGCGAATTCGAAAGCCTGCTGGTCTGAGAGCTGGAATTTACCAGCTAACGCGCCTACCGTGGCAATCATGCCATTCATTGACGTCTGACCGGCCTGGCCCGCTGCTGATGCTTGTTTAATGGCTTCCGTCCAGCTATTCGTTGTGATATTAAGCTGCGACATGTAGTCATTGAAAAGTTTCACGCTGGCATAGCCACCACCAAGCGATGAAACAAGAGAATCGCCAAATCCGATAAAGTCACTTGATGCCTTTGTGACTTCTGCTGAGACTTTAGACAGGGCAGCCTGCAACTCAAGCTGTGCCTGTTGGCGCATCAGGGTAGCTACCGCTGAGTTGGCTTTTGCAAGCTGGGCGAATTTGTCGGTATAGACAGCGACACCAGAGGATGAAACCGAAACGACGCTATCCATGGTCGCTATGGCTTCTTTTAGTGAATCAACGGCGTTTTTGCCGTTTCCGAGTGACGCTATAAGTGAGCCAGCAATAACCGTTGCGATGGTCAGTACGGCGCCCGCCACGGGGCTAAACACAGAAGCCAGCTGAGAGCCTTGCTGACTAAATGCCACAAGCGCAGACTGACCCCCCTGAACCTGAACAATAAAATCCTGTATCTGATAGCCACCCTGCTGCATTATATTTTTAAAGTTACCGGTGGACTTCCCGGCGGCTTCGGTACCATTTTTCATGTCGTACAGGCGGCCAGTAAGCTCAGCTATTTTTGCTTTCTGTGCGTCAGTGGCGCTATCTCCTGCACGAAGCTGTGCGGCCAATATCGCCGCACTTCTTGCGCCTTTTTCTGCTTGTTCGTCGAGGATTGCAATCTGGTTCCCAAGACTCTCAATCATCCTGTCAATGCCAGAGATTGAGCTGCCAGTTTCAGTTGACTGAGCGCCAAGTGCGCGAATTGCTTGCGTAACCTGATTGACTGAGTTTTGAAGTGCAAGGCCGGTTGCATTCGCAGACACCTGAGCCTGCTGCATCTGTGCGAGCTGTTGGTTGAGGGCTGCAATAACCTGCTCTGCACCAGTAACGCTCGATGTTGTCGCTTCTACTGAACTGGCGGCAGTCTTCGACGATGAAGCCATATCCTTCAGCGTTGCATCAATGGAACTTACGATTTTCGCCAGGGCTGAAAGCTCTTTGCCAGATGATGACGCCGCACCATCCAGTTTGTCCATGCTTTTTGATGAGTTCTGCGCTGACTTGTCGATGCTGTCAAGCGCATCCTCTGCCTGTTTAGCGCCAGCAGTGAGGCCAGAGACCTCCATGCCAACCTCATAGACAATGCCGCCAACTTCTTCTGCCATTATTTTGCTCCTTTGCTTTTAGCGGCCTTTCTGGCGGCTTTCTCTTTCAGTTTCTGTTTATTCAGCTTGGCCCGCTCATAAGACGCATCATACTGCTCGCGCGTCATGCCTTCCGGTTCCGGGTATTTTGATTTTATCATTTGCTGATACTCGGTCATGGTCAGGTCTTCCGCTTCCTCACGGGTGATTCCGAAATGAGTGCGAGCTGAGATGATGTAATCCGACATTCTCAACTCACTGGTTGTGCGCTTTTGGTTTTCCGAGCGCTGAGGAACCTTAAGCGGAGACTTGCCGATGACGCCATGCTCCATCAGGTTGCGCGCAATAATAATAATGTCATTTACTGGCATTCTTCCGGTGACGTACTTCACACCGCGCGGAGTCGGCTTCCATGACCCAATGAGCACCGAGATATCATCATCACAACAGGACTGCATGATGAGGCAGGCAGCGCTGAGCACTTTCTTACCATAGGCAGGACGTGACAGGATTTTTGCCACCTGAATCTGCGCGCCATATGGCATTGATTGAATGGCGCCAAGTATGGCCGCGTACTCATAGCCATTAAGCGTGGCGTACAGCTCGACAATCTCTTTCGGTGAGCCAAGCTCATTCATCGCCGCAAATGATGGTTTGAAGAAAAAAGACTTATCATCCAGGGAGATGCGCATCTCTCCGATTTCTGTTAGCGGTGTGCGTTGTCTCATGTCTAAATCCTGTTTTCACAATGACGTAATTATACCATTGACAGGGGGCGCAAAACTGACGTAGATTGAAAGCATAAGGTGATTGAGGTTTTGACATATGAACGAGACTGATGCTGATTTGAGATTTTACATCGACCTTTACATCGATCAGGGTTACACCTATGAGGAGGCCCGCGTAAAGGCGATTTTGTTGCTGGCTAAGATTGGCGTAGTGGTGGAGGATAAGAGATGAGCACTGATTACAGCAAGATGAGTGATTTTGAGATTAATTTACGTGTTGCAGAGATTGTGGTCGACTACGACTGCATGTCAAGACTCCCATATACTGATATGGCTGTGCATTGGGGTGACGGCGCGAATTGGCATGCTTTTAACCCATGTAAAAACCCGGCAGATGCATGGCCGATTATCGTTGCTAATAAGATAAGCATCGTGTCACTCGATAACAAATGGATTGCAGCACCGATTGATACAGTAATTGATGGCATCACCGGAGATTCTGATGTTTGTTTTTATGCAAGCTCTGATGCCGTCTTTGATGCAAATCCACTGCGCGCCGCCATGATTGTCTTCCTCATGATGCGGGGTAGCAAGTGATGGCGAGAAGAGAGATGTACATTGCTGCCAGCGAACTCAAGAAAGGAGACATCCTTGATATGCAGGAGGTGCAGTCAAAGCGCAATTCAAGAGATGGCGCCGTAAGTCTTGTTCTTATCGGGACAACCACGGGAGAGAAGGTTTCTGTTAAATGGCGTGGCGATTCATATCATTACATTACCAGGTATACCTGATAATAGGGGGGGGTGGAAATGCATGACGAAAGCCGATACGCCTGCGAACAATATCTTGATGCGCTAGTTACCATCGAGTTGGCAGCGCGCATGGCAATGCTGGACAGACGACCGGTAAATCGTGCAATCAGGTCATGCTGGTCTGCAATCAGGCCGCGCATTGATAATAAACTAAACAGGCAGATATTCGATGGTGTGGCTAGTCAGTTCATGCCGCGTGGTGCGCTGTGCATGTTGCGACGACAGTTAGATACTGCAATAAGCGAGGATAGTGATGATGACTCTTAACAAAGAAGACGAAGATGTGATATCTGCATATGCAGGACAGCGCATCGACATAAACTATGCGATAGCAATTCACCTGAGACGATCTGAGTTTATTGCTAATCTGATTTTGTGGGGCATAAAGAACAAGACGAGGAAGGCGTGATGAGTGAGTGGATTAAATGTAGTGAGCGGCTGCCAGAGTCAAAAGATGATTTGGTGCTGGTTTATTCTGCAACTGGAGGTAAAATAAAACCAAATGGATTCCCCATTGGTGGTTACGATGCTGTGCATATTCAGGATTACTTTGATGATATTACATGTGGCCTTGATAAGGATGGGAATCAGCTTTACACAAAATGGTATCTGTCACAAGGAATAACTCACTGGATGCCATTTCCTGAGCTGCCAAAATTATAAACCCCCTTTCGGGGGTTTTCTTTATGCAGAAACGGTGACAACACACTTGGTGGAGTCAACGTAATCAGGACTGGTTGCCGAGTCCATCACACGGCAGAAGTACGTACCTGCATCACCTGCGGCAGCGGTAGCCTTGGTGTAGGTCGCAGACGTTGCGCCACTGATTGGCGAAGTGCCTTTATACCACTGGTAGGAATAAGGCTCGACACCGCCAGCCGCAACCACAGGGCCAAGGGTCAGGGTCGCGCCAGTGGCAACACTCAGAGTTGGGTTGATATCAGTAGTCAGCGTCAAATCTTCGATGCTGGACACGTCAACGGTAGAGCCATCATACGGCTTGAATTCAACAGAGCCGGTGATGATGTCGTTGGTGCCGCCATCGTAGCTCAGGGCGGTGATGTTGCAGTAGGCCACAACAACGGTATTACCGGTGGTCTGGCGAACCCACAGCGACGGCTGGCGGCGAGCTTTTACTTCAGTGACAAAGTATTTGATGAGATTATGCACGCCATACTCATCAGCCTTGTCGGCCTTGCGAACTTCAAAATCACCAGAAATGGTGAGGTCTGCCGTAGTGACCAGCGTTGCGACAAAGCCATCGCCATCATCAGCCTCTGAGGTGGTGGTGCTCGGGCTGAAGTCGACGCCTTTTGAGGTCATGGGAGCAAAAAACTTCCAGTCTTCCTCTGCTGGCACAGCATCCCAGCAGCCATCAGCCAGCTCAATGAGCGACTGGCGACCTGTAATGATGCCGTTATCATTTGCACAAATAGCCATGTTTAGAATCCTCTGTGTTTAGCTAAACAATCGCATTATATCATGTTGACAGGTGTTCGTTGGTGATGTAGATTTTGAGTGTGCAGCTAGTCCGGCCAGACGAAAAGCGATTGGTTATCGCCTGCTGCGTCACTTCAAACCACCTCTAACCGAGGACTAAATGATGCGCAAGCTAACTACCGAAGAGTTTATTGCCAAAGCTAAAGCGGTTCATGGCGATAGGTATGATTACTCAGTAGCCATATATGTAAGTGCTCATACCAAAATATCTTTAATATGCAAATCTCATGGTAAATTTCTCCAGACCCCAAACAGTCACCTAAGCGGATGTGGCTGCCCAGCGTGCGCCAAAAAGCAAAGGCCAATATCAAATCTAATGGGTGTTAATGAGTTCGTTATGGAATCCAGAAAAATACATGGTGATAGATATGATTATTCAGAAGTTAAATATAAGAAATCAATAGATAAAGTAAAGATAAGGTGCATGCTACACGGACATTTTTATCAGTCACCAAACAACCACTTGGCCGGTCATGGATGCCCAGAGTGTTCAAGGAACAAAAAAAGAAACTCACTAGAGTTCATAAAAAAGGCGCATGAAGTTCACGGGGCCGACAAATACATTTACAGTCTTGTCGACTATAAAAACGCAAACACAAAAGTTTTGATAATTTGCAAAAATCATGGGGTCTTTGAGCAGACACCAATCAAGCATACCCTTGGTGGAGGATGTCCTGGTTGCGCAAAGTATGGATTCGATGAGTCAAAGGTTGGCTTTGTCTACTTCCTGATTAGCGAGTTTGGGATAAAGGTTGGGATATCAAACACCCCATCCCAGCGGCTACAAAAACTCAAATCAGCAACCCCGTTCGATTTTCATCTTATCGCAAAAGTAAAAACTACCGGCGCCGAGGCCATGCGCAAGGAAAAATATTATCATCACAAATATGAATCCGCCTCTCTTACTGGATTTGACGGCGCTACCGAGTGGTTGCGATTCTGTCCAGAATTGATGAATGAGATCATGAATGAGAAGAATTAACCCCATACCACTCTCAGAAGCAACTCATGAATTGGCCTTCCTTCCTCACTCAGCATCGGCCTGCCGAGAGGAGCCTGCATCTGAACATAGTTCAAACAGCTATCAAGCGGGGTTGATTTAACATACTCAATTATCTCATTAGCCTTTGCATCAACATCGGAAACATTGTATGCCCCGCGCTTTCCAATAACATAGACTGAAAAGTAATAATCCGATCCTAAATTGTCACGAACCTGAGTGCCTCCATTTGACTGAATGACAATGAATTGCTCATTCCCATTCCCTGTGTCATGCCAAAATTGCATCTGCGTAGTCCAATCATTCAGCAACCCAGCATCAGTCAAATAATCATAAACCCTCTCAAGCATATTCATATTTTCATCTCTTTTTTAATTACCTGATCGACAAGCTCGCGTGTGTTTTCGCCAGCCTTGAGAAGGAATTTAGGCTCGCCGCTCTTATCCCACACGTTACCCTTCCCTTTTAGCCGCCCTGTGCGTGGCGTGTTAGTACCCAGCAGTGTACCAGGTGCATTATGGACATATAGCGCATAATTAGCGGAATAACCAATCTTCCCAGTTATGCGAGTGCCATTAACCTCAACAGTATCATACTGGCTGTTTATCAGCACCGATGTGGCTACTGGAGTCATAGACGCCGATTCAGTCCTGATGATGTAGTTGGCGGCTTTTATTGCTGATACCGCCTTTTCACCAGTAATCTCACCAACAATCTGCTGGGTGCGCTTAATCGCCTGCTGGATGCCTCGCATTTTGGCGGCCATACATTACCCCGTTACCAGCGCAAAATCAGGAAGGTCATTGCGGTCTAACGTATTGCCGTAATTCACGACGTTTCTAATCTGGTCAGCTCCGGCAGCCAGCGGGTCAGCATTAGTGATGGTGCCAAGCATGATGAAGTCGCCAACAGAAGCATCCTGATATTCCGTCCAGAATGTGTTTTTCTGTGCAATCTCATTGCCAGCCGTGCCGGTGGTCAAATTCTTATCGAAGCCATAATCACACATGATGGACTCTGGCGCGGCAAACGTTGGTTTGCCATACTTATCCTTGCCAGTAAGCCGCCAGATTGTGCATGGATATGTGTAAGTCCATCTGGCTATTGCTGACATGGTGTGTCCTCAAGAGTATAAATCCAGCGCGGAACTGGAAGGCGCAGCAATACCATGATAACCAGCAGCGGCATGCACCATTTACGGATTGCGATATTTACAGTTAATGTTGACGTTTTCATCTGCACTTACTCCCGGTGACAACCCGAAACCACGGCTTTGCTGCCCCATCAGGCTCTTCCACAAGGTCGCCTGTGCAGTCTGCCGTGTCGAGTAGTTTCATCTGATTGTAAAGGGCCATCCACGGCTTGCTGCCATAGCCAAATGACTGCGACGCGCCAGATGGCGCCCGGTGGCTGGTTATGTATCTCCCGGCTGTATTTGAGGCGATCAGGATAGAGGCCCATAGCAGAATTACATCCTGCCTGCATGTGTCTTCAGGGTAATTAAGTTCAAGGCACTCTGTGATGCTCGCCACCAGGCACAGGATGCCCGTTGCATCTGCCGTGGTGATAGTTACGCCTCTTGACGCCATGGCGGCGACAAGTTCACTTGCTGTCGGTGCTGCCATTCTTTTTGCTCTCCCGAATCTTCCACCACATCTCAAAAAGGTTTTTTGCCACCAGTGACAGCGCACCAAGGATAGAGGCCACCGCCGCCCACTCGGTAATCGAATGGGGGATCATTGATGCAATGTATGATTGCGCGACCGGCGTCTGCTCTGCCACCTTCAGGCCAAGACCCGTGCCGATGGATGTATAACCGGCTTTGTCGATTACCTGGCCGACAGTGCCACTAATTATCTGGTTTGCGGCGTGCTGAAGCGCGTCTCTCATTAATTATTCTCCGAATGATGAACTTCCAGCATCTGTACACCTGAACCAGCGAAAACGCTATGACGATAACGCCGATTGCTATATCCAATTTCGCCGCCTTACGTTTTTCAGGACGGAACAGCGCGGGGTGAGTGTTGTTGGTTTAATTTTATCATAAAGTGTTGACGTAGATTGAGGGTGTCGCTATAGTGATGGCGTAGAAACAACAATAAATGTTAGAGGTGATGAGAATGAAATTGATTACAAACCGTGATGAATTTGTGCGTTATCTGAAAATTGCATGCGAATCAGGGGCGCTGACAAATGTTGATGATAAATCGCTCCGCGATATTCGCATTCAGTCTGCTGATGGAAGCAAGTTTAAAATCACATGGTACACCAATTCATGCACGCTGATTGCTCCGGGGTTTAGTTTGTGGTTCGACAATGTGCGCATTGAAGAAACTCATCCGTGCTTTCAAGTTGCGCTGGTGCTTTATCACAATGGCTTCGCAGTGGCGCACATTGGTCATGTCTATGACCATCTTGTTGATGGTTATAAAATTTAAGAGAGGTGATGAAAATGAATGAGTTCAAAGGTACGCCGGGGCGCTGGATTAAGCGCGGAGATGGCATTGTTGCTCCTGGCGATATTGAGGTGGCTGTAGTGGTTAACTTTCAGGATGATGATGCGATGAATGCAGACGCTAATCTCATCGCCGCTGCGCCTTAGTTGCTGCAGGCGTTGCAAATGATAATGAACGGTGATTTTTATATGCCGAAAGAATCAGCAGATGCCGCCCGCACAGCCATCTCCAAAGCACTCGGAGAATCCCAATGATTCGCCACGAAATCCGAAAAGAAGACCTGAAAGCATGGCGCAACTTCAAAATCAAACTTGTATTAATCGTTATCGGATTCGCCATTGCCAGCGCAATCTGTTTATCAAAGTGAGGAAAAGATGACATCTCTCGGAAAAATTTACTCAGACAAAGAAACTCGCGGCGGAATCGTGGTCAACAAAGGTTATCAGGTTCCTGTCGACCAGCTTTACCTTGAGCCGGGTTACAACATCCGCGAAGCCGATGAGCAGCACGTTGAATACTTCGCGCAGTGCTGGGAATCAGGCCAGCCAATCCCTGCGTTAACTGTTATTCCTGATGCTGACGGAAAGCGCATCAAGATTCTTGACGGTCAGCATCGTTATCTTGGCGCACTGCGTGCTATTGAGCGCGGCGTGCCAATTGCGCGCATTGAGTGCAAAGACTTCACCGGCGATGAAGCGGACAAAATCGCCTTCATGGTGTCATCCAGTCAGGGTAAGCAACTCGACCCGCTTGAGCGTGCAAAGGCTTATGTGCGCCTGAAAGGTTTTGGGTGGACGAATGAAGAAATCGCCAAGAAGGTCGGTCGCTCAGTTTCTGATGTGCAGATGCACCTGTCACTTGGTGATGTGCCTGATGCCATCAAGCAGCGCATCAACGCAGGCCAAATCAGCTATGCCAATGCCGTTGCAGTGGCGCGTGAGCATGGCGATGATGCCGTTAACGTTATTGATGCTGCCGTTGAGGAAGCGAAAGCGCAGGGCAAGGATAAGGTGACGGCGAAAACGCTCAAGGCCAAAAAAGTCAAGCCGATTGACCGCCTGATTCAGCTTCTGAAAGAAGCAGATCACATGGTTGTCGCTGAGGGTCATGTGGCGCAGGAGACAGAAGAGTTTTTGCGCCTTCCTTCCGCTGAGTTGAGTGAAGTGCTGGCGATTCTGGAGAAGCTGTGATGAAAGGGTTAATCAATAGTGGTAATAGCGTGGATTGGTCTTCGATGAGCACTAAAGACATTATTGATCAAATGTCTAAAGCTGTTATTGAGGTTGCTGGAGCCATTGATAAGGGATTCGCATTCCTTTTAACAGAAAAGGCATACCATGAAGTGCGACGCTGCCGATACAGAAAGTGCAGGGTCAAAAAAGGTTGCGGAAAATTCCGTTATGTTGCAATAGGTGGGAGTAATATTTCATTTAGGCGGCAAAGATGAACCCCGAGCAATTCATAGAGAAAAACCTGCGCGAAAAACTGCCAGGTATCGACAACGCGGCCATAGAGGCCGCAATTACCCACTACAGGCGCAACCAGAGTGAAAAGAAGGGCAAGATTTTCGATGAATGCCTGAGGGTTGCAAAACAACACATGGTGAAGGTGAAGTGATGAAATTAAAAATCAGCAAGTTGCTCCTTGAAGGTGCTTTGATATTTCAGGCCAAACAGGATGCGCGTTACTACCTTAATGGCATTTGCTTTATGCCTGATGGTCGCGTTGCCGCTACTGACGGACACCGCGCTATGATTGCCAGCAAGCATGAAAATAAATTGAAAGATAACGTTATCGTTTCTGTCAGCAAGTCGCCAACTAAGCGTTATGCGTATGCGCTACTGGACACCAAAACAGGTATTGTTACTTACCATGACGAGCATAAAATCATGGTAGGCGCAGGTATGTGCTCTGAGATTAATGGCCGATTCCCTGACATTGATCGTGTTATCCCAAAGCAGACGGCGGCAACAGAGCAAATCGGCTTCAACGCCAAATATCTGGCAGATGTTGAGAAGTTGGCAAAGCTGTTTAACCCGAAATATGAAAGCGTGCGCTTTGAACTGAATGGCAATACCAGCGCCGCCGTCGCAAACATCAGTGCGCCAACTGGCGAGACTGCCAAAGTTATCGTTATGCCGATGAGGCTATAGAAAATGCCTGATATGAAAAGATGCCTTTGCTGTGGGGTGGTTAAAGGAAGTTATGAAGAGCACAATAAGGAATATACCGAACTTGTGGATTTGGTTTTGCAATGTGGTGATGAAAGGCAGTTGCTGAAGCTTTCTGACATCATGAGAAACAAAATCACAACTTGCGTGACGACGTCAATTGGCAAGGATAAGCTGGCTTATGAGGAAAAGGATCTTTGGCATGTTCAGGTTATGGTTGATGCTTTAAGTTTGCTCCGTGATAAGTTACAGGAGCGCCAGTAAACAAAGCCCCTTTCGGGGCTTTTCTTTTATCAAGGAAGATAAGCATCATCCTCAATCCACGAAACGTAAGCATTGATATTTTGCGCCGCCGTGTCCAGGGATGTGATGCGTAACAGATAGGTAGTATTAGGCGCCATGATGATCTGCTCACCGAGTTTTGCCTGCGAATTACCCTGCCCCTGATTCGATGCGTTCCCTTCACTATACGTCGCAGCCACCGTCAGTTGCCCAATACTTGTAATCGTAGAGCCAGTCAGAAGCTGCGCAGTTGCAGTATGCGGCGCGATGTCATTTGGGTTATTAATCTCCGCAGCGGTGCCGCCAGTGGCTACGGCTCCACGGTAGATTGACGCCACGACACCCTTACCTGTGTAGCCAATGATGCGCTGATTGAACACGACCTGTTTTGACCCGGTAATAAAGATGCTGTCAAGGTTAGCCCCGCCAGCGACATCAGTCACGCGACGAGATGCGGTGAATAGCTTTCCCTGCTTATTGGCAAGCTCCGAGTAGGACTGCGCGACAACCTGGCTTGATGGCACTGATGTATCGGCTCGCCATACCAGGACTTTCAGGGAAGCAACGCCAGCAGGGAGCTGGGACTTAATCACTTTCAGTCGCAGCGCCACGCCATAATAATTATTATTGTTAACGTCAATCCAGAAGTCACCAGATGCAAACGGCGACACCATTACGGAAACAGATCCGCTTGTTAATGGTGCGTGACCGCCGGAAGAGTTTAATGGCACAATCTGCACCTGCAATGCAGTCCAGTCTGCTGACATGGTTTCGCTAAGCAAAACCTCTCCGTCAGCCGGAGTTGTGTTTATTTCGTACCTGACAGCCATGATAACCCCCAATAAAAAACCCGCTTGTTTGCGGGTTTATTTTACTTGGTTTTCTTCGCCTTTGGCTGCGATTCTTGCGGAGTTGCAACTTCCAGAATTTTCTCACTAACCGGGCGAAGTTTTGACTCAATGTGCGGGCTTGATTCGTCAATGATATCGCCAATAGCAAGCTCACGCAGGCGGCCGTCTTTATCCTTGACAAAGATTCCGCTGGCGATTACTTCATATTTAGCCATGATAAATACCTCTATTTTGATGTTGATTAATTATAACACATGACATGTATATGTGCTAAGATGGCAAAACCAAATCAGCAAGGATTACACTATGACCACAAGAAAAGAACTAGCTATTAAAGCCAGAGAGCAGGGATTAAAGCAGTTTGTCTGCACTGAGTTCCCTTGCGCAAAGTGTGGGTGCACTACTTTCTTTACTGCTGGCTGTGGGAAATGCAAGGATTGCTTGTATGAGTTCACCAGAGCTAAGCGCGCAACAAGCGAGGGGCAGGAAAAGGAGCGCATTAGCCGGAAAAAATCATATGACAAATATTACTCTATGCCTGAAAACAGGAAAAAGAAATCAGAAAAAGATAAAGCCTACATAAGGCGCGTAAAGTCTGACCCTTCAAGGCGTGAAGCGTTCCTGGAAAAGAAAAGGAAGATTTATCGTAAATGGTATTACTCAAAGAATGGTAATGCAAAGGCATTGCAAAACGTAAAACAATGGATGATGGATAACCCGCACCATCTACTCCTTAGGAAGGCCCTGGAAAGAATGGATATCAAGATCGGCGCTATTCTTTCTGATTCAAGCATTGATGAAGTTCTTGGTTACTCAAAAGATGAATTTGTTAACCATATAGAGTCAACAATGGAGGCATGGATGAGCTTTGATGATAGAAGTTCATGGCATATTGACCATATTCTTCCTGTGAACTGGTTTGTTAAGAATGGGCTTGTGTATCCAGAGCTAGTTAATTGCTTGCATAACCTTAAAGCTGAACCTGCCGAGTACAATTTCAAAAAGAATAGCCGATGGCTAAGGGATGATATTACAGAGTGGGAGTGGTGCTACATGCTTCAGTGGATGGTTTATGGCGAGATAAGGTATAAAGAAGGGGGCTAACGCCCCCTTTATCAATTACAGTGCTGTTTGTGTACCGTATGCGTTAAATACCTTGGAGCGCCCCGCAAAATCCTTTTTCACCTGCAAACCCATAGCAGCCCAGGTCAGGAAGTTAAAGTTAGCGTGCGGCGTGGTGCGCGGCTCTGCATAGGTAGATACCGGCTGAGCGACGCGAGGGCGGATATACAGCGCATTCTTCACATAGCCGACGAAATGGTTTCCGGTCAGCTTGAAGTTGGTGCCGATAGACGCGATGCGGCCAACGTTTCCGGTTTTGCCGAATGCGAGGATGTAATCCTCAATGGTGCCGCCTTTGAAGCCTGCCGCGTTGGAGTACGGACGGCTGAAGGAACGGCGCACGGACGGAGAAACCCACAGAGTAACCGGCTCGAACACGTTCTGCGCATCCAGAACCGCCTGGAAATCCTGGTTGAAGAACTCAACGATTTCATCAGGGGTTGCAGTTTGCAGGTCGATGTTCAGCGCGCCAGTACCGGAGGCACTCAGGTTAAGCTGCACGGTGTTCGGGTGGTTGGTGATGCCGTAAGCAGCATAAACGCCGTTTACGTTCAGGCTTGCATCGCCGACCAGCAGATAATCCGCCATGTCTGCGCGCAGGTTGAAGGTGGTGCTTTCCTGGTCATCAATCAGCGGGTCGAAACCTTCAGATTGCATACCCAGCAGCTCACGCCATTCACGGCCATAACCGGTTTTGAAGATCGGGATTACATCGCCGCTGTATGAGTAGCGGGTTTTATCCAGGTCTTCAGGCTCCTGCCCGGAGATGGTGCGCACAACCTTACCAGCGTCGGAAGCCATGCGGCTAACTGCCACGGTCTTGCCGATGTTGATGTTGGTCGCCAGCGTCATCAGGTCGGCCATCATGTCCATGCCGGACTCGTTGCGGAATACACGGGTGGTCACGTCGTCCACTTCACGCCAGTAATCCTTCGTTACCAGCGCAGTGGCGTTTACGCCGTATTTTTTGGTCAGGTCGTGCTCACCATTAATGAAGACCTTGCGGTCAACTTTAAGGTGTTTCCACTGCTGCTCAACAATCTGCGAGTTGGCAATCAGACCTTTCGTAAAGATAATCTTTTCCATTGTTCGGCTCCTTACGCCGCAGGCATTGCAGCATTGCCAGCACGACGAACTGCAACGAGTTCAGCGCCATCAGATGCTACGGTGTAGGCTTCATACGCATAAAACAGGATATTTTCTCCTGCTTCTGCAACCTTTAACGCGCCGGAGCCATTGCTTGCCAGCGGAGTACCTTTTACCAGCGCGGAGGATGCCGCAACCAGAGCGTGATACGTTACGCCAAATTCGCACTGTACTGCCATGCCGGTAGCATTCGCCGGTACAGCTTCGCTCACGTCGCCGCCGCCAACATAGTTGTGTTGCAGAACGTAGGGGAAACCCTGACCGCCAGCAGTCGCATGCGCGATGATTTTGTCAGAAGAGTTGAAATCGACCAGCGCGCCCGGTTGCAGCGAGACGTTCATCAGGCCTTCGCGCAGCTGCGGGTCGTTTTTGCGGGCCGGGCCGCCGATGATGGTGCCATAACGGATAGTAGCCATTATTCAGGTGCCTCCATATCAAAATCTTCTTCGGCACGGTTCGGCTGGAACCCGCCGGAAATCGGAGCCGCTTTACTGGTGAGTGCATACGTTTCACGCAGTGCTTCGCCAGTCAGCGCATTAACAGCAGATTCCGGCAACTTCAGCTCAGCCATAATGGCGGCGCGCATTGCGGTTTCTTCCTGTGCAGCATTGGCTTGCAGCTGGTCGCGCAGGGTTTTGTTTTGCGCCTCCACATCGGCCAGTTTCTGGTTGACTGCGGTCAACGATTCCTGAACCGGTTTGAGGGCATCGGCTAATACAGCCTGTAATTCCTCGTTAGTCATTGAGATTTCCCCTTGAGTTGTTTTTACCGGTTCAAGCTCTGTCTTATAAACAGCCTTAACCCGTTCACCGACTAATTCTACCATATCCTCGCGGACGATGTAGGACTGCATATAAATGGTGCCGTCAATCTCAACGCCGAAGTAATTATCATAAACGGCGACGATATAAGGCCATGAATCATCACCATTCTCTGCCTTGATAATATTGCGGAGCTGCTCGGTAATATCCATGAATGACAGTTGATTGCCAGTCAGGCGATTGATGGCGCGCTGCCACCATTTGATTTTGTTTGCACTTTCGTCGGTCATTACCGATTCCTCAAGGTTAACCACAACGCGCTCAATGTCTTCGCCGTTAGCAGCAAAGATACCGACACCATCAGCAGGGCCGCCAGCACCGGGAATGCCAGGCGGAAGAATAGCGAGATGATCCCACTCCATATTCCGGGCAATCCAGGAATATTTTTTACCCTTAGAAGTTCCTGATGCCTGCTCGCGGTTAAGTAGCAACCCGGTAGATACCTGAACAGGCTCAGCATCGGCGCTGTTAACTTTGAGCCCATCAATGCGCGACAGCAATTCTTTGCCTTTATCAGAGCGCTCAGCTACCACCTTATTAATATAAAGGTCTACCAGCGCCTTGCTGCCGTCATGGGATGAGTTTTCAATCCATGCACCAACGCTGAACTGGTTGGCAGCTCGCGTCATATTGGCCGATACGTATTTGCCGTCAATCTTCGGGTGGTCATATGGCGCCGGTTTACCGTCAAGGCCATGAAATGATTTTTTAATCTCATCACCCGGGTACAGGCCGCCGTTCATGACGATGTCGTCCACAACCGGCACAACATTCTTGATGACATAATGCGGGTCGCCATCAATGATTTTCTCACTGATGTTGCTGGCTGAGTTGATGGTGTACAGGATATTAACCTGTAATTTATTATTCATGTGCTTGAACGCCTCCACCTCAGCAAGGCGCTTTTTCGCCGCTTCTTCGGTGTCGTACTCGCCAAACTGGTGCGAGCCATCCTTAGATTTAACGACCCACTTGTCGCCAATTTTGACAATCATGACCTTTCTCCGCGCTTACTTTATGCCCGGATTATAACACACCATGAATATGCACCATGAGAGGGACGCGAAGAGGTACAGCGGAGACGCCGTGAAAGCGAAAAGGGTGGCAAAGAATGATATCAGTATGACAGGCATGGCTGCTACCTCCTGAATTCAAGGTAGCAGCCAATGATGGAGATTTATTGAGGACTATTCTTATTTAACATTCCGCAGTTAATTTTTGCGCGGTTTACCGCATCCATGAACTTGCCAACAGGCATCGTTTTGCGGATTTCAGCCAGAATGGCGCCGTGCAACATTCTTTCTTCGCCGTAGTAGAGCTTATCAAGGCGAGTACGAACCAGAGCGCGGGTGCGTTTCATATGGTCACGAGCTTTAATGGCCTTTTGCCGCCACACCTTATCGTCACCATGAAAGTCGCTTAACTGGCGCTCAATGGCTTCAATTTCAAATGCCAGCAGCATGTCGGCATCATCGAGTTCACTTACTGTTGCGGTCATGATTTCTGATAGCTGGAGTTTCATTGCTTCACCTTTAATCCTAATTTAACTACGCGCCTTTTGATCTCAAGCCAAAAGGCTTCCTCTCGAAACTTTCCGTGCCAGCTCGAATACCATTTCTTGTCTTCAATTGATGGAAGCTCAATCTCAATGGCTTCGCGCGATGCTTGCCATGCTTGCCATGCACCATTGGTTGCTGGGTATAAGTAGCCGTCATTTTTAGTAGTAATACTAAAACCAGCATTGGTTGCCCACGCTTCAAACTGCTCTCTACTCGTCATCTTCACTTCCTCCACTATCCACCCCATCTCTCTGTGATTACTGGCCGTGCGCTCACAGTTGGTGACAAACAGCACGGCTCCTGATTTATGCTTTACCGCCCACATGACTGGCACGCCCCGGCAAGCAGCTTTTCAAACATCATCCTGTCACGGCTCATGCCAAACGGGATGACCTCCTGCCAGTAATATTTCCATGCTCCACCGGGAAGCATTTCACGGTCAACCTGACCAATGCTTGCCAGATAGCGCATGCGTGCCTTGAGGATGGTGTAATTGACGTCGACAGCCTCCGCTATCTGCTTGCTCTTGCGTCCCGGATTCGACTCAAGATAATTCTGAATAGCCAAATCGAGCGCGGTATTATCGGGATTGAGGAAATACTTAAAGCAGCGCCTGCCATGGCTGACGCTTTCCTCTTTAATAATAAATCCCATTTTTTCCATCTCTACCAGGCAGAGATTTATTCTTACACGGTCATTTGAGCCAGTCTGCTTGCGTATCATGGCATTGGTTGCGCCGCCGCAGCGCTCTATCGCCGTGAGTATTTGCGTTTTAAAGTCCATTTGCGCGCTCCATTGCATCCTGTTTGTAGTCGTCAGCGGTATAGAGGTGTCCACCCCTTGTATTCCATAGGGCAACCGCTGTCGCTGCGTCCATCCAATCATCAGTGCGGCCACCGCAATCCTGGCATACTACAAAATGCCATTTTCCATCATTGTTCTGCATGGAATTTTCTGCACCGCAAAACGGACACTCAAGCAGCCCATCATCATTCATCATTGGTTTCATTTTTTCAGCCCATTAATAATAAAAAATTTCATCTGGATATCGCAAAGTTTACGTAAAACCCTGTCCCTTCGATAACATCGCTTTTTCTTTGGGTTCAGCATTTGCTTCAGTGTTCTGCGGTCTGGCTGGTTTTTCTTCCGGTCGCACCTTGCATTACTCTCCCTGATATCAGCCACAATTAATTCATGAAGCGTGCTGGCCTTGCTCATTTCGCCACCCATTCGCCAATATTGCTGAAATGCGGGCGCCCTTCGCGCCATTCGATAATTTCGCGGTTAACCTGCCGCTGCATGCGGTTACGAACCTCGCGCAATTCTCCTTCCACCCATGCGCGAGTACGGTCGAGTTCTTCCAGCTTGTTGAGTAACTCTTTTTCGTATACCTGATCAGTTGTCATTTTTTCTCACCATCAGCAATTTATAGTTAACGCCATAGTATTTGAGGATTTCGCTATGGACATGCAGATACCCATCACCATCCTCAATCGGAACCTTTACCACGATATAAAACCCCCGGTAACGGCCTGTCAATCCAGCAGGATTGTTGTTCATGCGCTGCCTCCATTGCTGCCATATCAATGCGCAGCTCGACAGATTTGATGATTGATTCCGGGATGCTGAGCATCTCAAGCATTTCCCGGCAGTCCCTCTTGTGCACCTCTGTTACTTCTCGCCAGCCCTTCATTCCACACCACCGATATCCAATGTGATATAATCTACGTCATTAAGTATTGACTAGCTGACGTAGATTAGTCAATACTATTTTCACAGGAGAGCGACAAATGGCGAGACAACGCAAAGAACCACTGGAAGTACTGACTGAGATTATCACTAAGCGCCAGCCGCTAAGCCTGCGCGATGTCAGATACTATGCTCACTGCTATGTGGCAATGCGCGAATGGAGCGCTGAAGAAATGTATGCGTTTGTGCGTGAACACTTCAGCGTGGATGAGAAAAACAAGGTCACATTGAGAGGTGAGTGATGAGATACAAATACCATAAAGGAAGCGAGGCTGATTTTGAAGGGCGTAAGTTGGCCGTCATGGTGGTTAAATCTGGCAGGACTGGAATTATTTATTATCTTGGCAAAGAGTATATCGGCAAAGAGCAAATAGTTGAATATGCTGGCGATACCATCATCGCCCACCGCGAACTAATCCCGGAAGAAAAGGAGTCAGTAACTATCATCAACAACTCAACCGACCAGCTCATCACCGAGCGCGGCAGCCGCTATGGAAAGTTCAAAGACGGTGCGGATATCATGCAGTCACTGAAAGACACCATGCGAGACGTTGACGGCTGGAACAACCTGACGGCGAGCCAGAAGGAAGCGCTCGACATGATTCAGCATAAAATTGGCCGCATTCTGAATGGCGACCCGACATACGACGATAGCTGGAAAGACATTGCTGGATATGCAACATTAATTGTTAATGAACTGAATGGGGAAGCAAAATAATGAACCGTCTTCTGAAAAACATCGCATGGGATATCTTCCTGACGTGGCCGCTGATTTACTTCGGCCTGTTTATGCAAAATGTGTATGCATACAATATGGCTATGGCTTTTTTCTGGTTCATGTCGATTGCGTCAATCATTGCATCAGTTGGCTTGCTATCAAGCAAAGACCTGCTTGATAAATCTGTCGCTCGCTACAAAAAGCCGCTGTGGATTCATGGTAAATACCAGGTTGTGACGACATTTTGCGAGATAGCGGTTATGTTCGCGCTTGGGTATTTCTGGCTTGGTGGGTTTTACCTGACTGCGACGCTGTTTCGCGCTGCTGCCAAAGATAAAGTGGCAGAGGAGGCTGGTAAATAATGCCGGTAAAGCAGAATAGAGTGCCAAAGGCCTACATCATCACCAGCAATCGTGGTCGCCGCTATCTGGCGTTTGCTGGTAGTGTTGAGCATCAGAATGCGGCCATGTTTGGCTATGAGATGAAACCACTCTATGAGGATTTAAAATGACAGTACAAGCAGCGAAAGACCCTGGGAAAATCTGGCTACATCAGGAGATTATTGACGGACGCCTGGAAGTGGTGGACCAGGATGGGAGGATTGTTGGCGGCGTGGTGAAAACTGACACCAGCACGCAATCGAGAGGAAAGATTGCCACCATGATTATTGAGGTTGAAATTGCCGCAAAACTCGATGGTGAAAATATCGGCTTCGTTGTTTAGCTTTCCAGGCCAAGCAAAGCCCCTTTACGGGGCTTTTTTATTGCGCAGGGAGTTATATTGCGCCTGGCAAGTCAATCCTGCTTCTCTTGCTGAGTCAGCATATTCTGCCAGTTGTCTGTTTCTTTCGACAGATTTGCTGAGCACGTCGGCAAGCAAAACTCCGGTGTTTGAGGCTGGATTGCCAATGGACTCAGTGCGGGAATAATCGACGAGCTGCTTTCTGATTGTGGCGAGCTGTTGCTGCAACCTGCCAGACTTAACAGCAGCAGCGGAAGCATCAGCACGTGCGGCATCAATGCGACTCTGCGCTTCCTGCTCGATGGTTTTTTTGTCTTGCTCATGTTGTTCGCTTGCCTCTTTGTCTTTGACCTTCTGCGCCTCCACGGCCGCCAGATATCCAGAGTTATATTTCGCCTTCCCGTAATTGACCCACTTTCCGTAGATAATCAGCGCCAGAAGTGCGACGCCGATGATAGCGGCAACAACTTTCCAGTTAGCCTTGAGGATTTGCAGAATCATTTTTCAGCGCCTTAATCTCTTTCTTCATGCCGTGCATTTTCCCAAACAGCGAGGCAAGAAGGATGCTGTAGCTGATCGCCTTGACCGCAATCGGCGGAATGGCAGACTTGAGGTCTTCAGGCATGAAAGCCCACACATGAACCATGGCGTCAGGCCAGAGCTGAATCAGCGAGCAGAATGATGCCCAAATGCCGATAAGCCAGTTACTGAGGCGCTTCATGACATGTATACCTCACGTTCGGCTGCGCGGCGCTTGGTGAGTCCATTCATGACCTTGCCATTAGCGCGATTCCACACCCGGAACTGGTCAGCGGCGCAGGTATAGCAGCGGGCATTATGCTTTTTCAGCAGAGTTGATTTGCCAAAGTTACCAAGCCCGATGTTATAGGCCAGCGACACCATTGCATCAAACTGGCCCTGAGTTGTCGGGGCAGTGATGAGTGACGAGACGCCGCTTTCAAATTTCGCTACGTCTTTATCAAACCATGCGTCAGCCATTGCCTGCGTGACCTTCATTCCAGGCTTAACGTCGCTTCCGGTATGACCGTACCCAGCGGTGTACGGAGCGCCTCCGGTTGCCGGGTCAGGGTAGACTGCAAGCACCAGCCCCTCATGAGATTTAATTAAATTCTTTCCGCGCGTTGATAGTTTCATTTGTTACCTCCGGTGATGCAGATTATTTTATCATAATCCTATTGACGTAGATTGAATCGTAAGCGATGATGTAGTTACACAAACACAGGGGATTCAAGATGAAAAAATTAATCGCAGTAGCAATTATCGCAATGGCTTCATTTAGCGCATCGGCTGGCGAACTTTGCAATGCAATCGGCGAAGTCGGTCAGGCGGCAGCAGAAGCGCGTGATGCAGGCGTACCGAAGCATATTGCGCTGGCGGTATCGGTTAGCAACAAGGCGAGCGCAGAGGCCAACGAAATCAATAAAACAACCGTTGAGGCCGCATACCAGATGACAAACAAAACACCGAAAGAAATGTTTGCCATTGCGCGCGATGTCTGCATCTCAACTTTCGGTAATAATTAATGTGCCCGCGACTGATGTTTAAGGCCCGTAATCGCTACGTTAAGCTGGTGATGCGCGGCATGGATGAGCATGCAGCATGGCTGAATGTGATGGGTGAACTGAAAAGCATTTATAAAGGAGATAAGAAATGAAGCTGATTGATATGCTGGTTGAGGATGGTATGAATGGCTGGCAATGGCCGAATGGAGTCAAGTGCATCACACAGGATTATGGTAGCGGTCCCATATACAGGGGTGTGGTATTTGGATACCGCGAAGAGCCGCATCTTAAAAAAAATATATGGTTAGCAAATAATGACTTAGGTCACGCAGACGTAACAGTAAAAAGATACGATGCTGTTGCTGACGATTGGGCCACAGCCATCATCACCCGCGAACAGTACGAAGCCGCGCTGGCCGCAAAGGATGAAGGCTGGATTGAGTGGGGTGGCGGTGAATGCCCGGTGGAGGAGGGCGTGCTGGTCGATGTGAAGTATCGAGATGGTGACGAGTTCCCTGATGCGCTAGGGGTTCCTGCGTTGTCTGGAAATGGCACTGGTTCCGCATTCTGGGAGCGGGATGGTTATAACAACGACATCATCTCCTACCGCCTGCACAAGCCTCAGCAAGCTGAGCAACCAGAGGCGAGCGAAGAAGACTTGAATGAGTGCATTGGTCAGAATGCTGCGCCGGTTTGGAGTGGTGAAGGCCAACCACCGGTTGGGGTTGAGTGTGAATATTCATGGGCCGGTGAGCCGTGGGCCAGTGGCGTAATTCGCTACATCAGCAAGCATACAATAATCATTGAAACACAGGCTGATTCTACTGGGGATACTGAGTGCGCCTACCATCCGACAGATATCAAGTTACGTCCATTCCGCACCGAAGCCGATCGGAAGCGCGATGAGGCGGTGAAAGCAATTATGTTAACAGGATGGTGCCAGGCTGCCGCTGAGGAAATCTACGACCTCGTTGCTGCTGGAAAAGTGCCTGGCATGAAGCTGGAGGATTAATGATTATCATCTGCGTGGCATGCAAGCACGAACATCACAACCGAGACAGGATTGAAAAGCCAGGCATTCTATATACGATGTGCCCAAAGTGTGGTTGCGGAGGGTTCATTAAAAAGCGTTAACAGAAGCCGCCATTAGGCGGCTTTCTTGTGTGTATCCTGCCATGCTTCACGCTGCCTATCGAGCCTTTCCTGCGTTTTTTCAAGTATCACAGGCTTACCATCCATCACCAGTGCCGGAGTCTGTGCACAGTGACAGTTTCGGCGGTTTGCACCTTCACTGTAGAACTCATCAATCTCTTCCGGGGTGTAGTATTTCCCATGGCGCGCGGCATGAGTGACGCGGGTGGTCTTCATCAGCGCCGACTGCCAGAGCATAATGGTATCCATCCCCAGCGTGACTTGTGCCTCTTTCACTTCGCGCCTGTTAGCCTCGCGTAGGGTGTTGGTGATTTCAGTCTGAGCAATTGATCGCGCGTAACTCCTTGATACATCCATGCGGTTAACGATGTTTTGCTCAACCACTCCCGGAGCATCGCCATTTGCAATGCCAGCAGTGATGACTTCCGCCACCTGTTGCCGCGTGTAATCTGAAAGGCCACCCCAGTCGTTATACGTGCGCGTGTACGCAAGCTGAAGTCTGTCGAGATACGGCTGAGAGTACAGGATTTCAGCAAGCTGCCTGCTGTCTTTGTATGCCGACGACAGGTCGCCGAGGTCTGAGTTTGCCTTCTGCGTACCAGCATACATGGCATCGCTGACATAGGATGATGCCCACATCCTGCCATGTGTGAAATCATCACCTTCCAGCAACTGACCATCAAGAATGCGCTGAAGTTCATCAAAGAATGTCGATGCGCGGTAGGCGGAGAAATCATAATAATAATTTCCAGCATCCGCATTGCCGGTCGCCACGGGAATGGTGCGGAACAATTCGGCAACCTGAGATTTTAGCGTCACATATCTGGCGTCAACATCGCGCACCATCCTATTGACGCGACCCACTGCGCCGAGTGGGTCTGTCAGGCTCATGCTTAATTTTGGCTGCGGAAGCCGGGCATTAATTTTGAGGAGGCGCATCGGTCTGGCCCTGCTGTTGGTCTTGCTGTTGCTGCTGACCTTCCTGTAATCCGTCAGGAAACTGCTCTTCCAGAGGTTCCATGCCAACAATGCCACGCATCTCATCTGCGGTCATCAGGGCCATCTGGCCTGCGTCGAATACAGATTTGTTTGCAGCGGCAAGTTTGACCAGCAGGTCGGCCTTGTTCAGCTCGGAAGGTGCAAGCAGGTCATCCCATTTGCAGTAATAACCGCTCTCTGGCGCCTTGTCCAGAATGCCAAAGGAAATCATCCGGTCGACGAATACCGAAATGATGTAATCCAGCCAGTCCTCACGGCGCTGCTTGGCGCTCATGGCATCGTCGGTTTTATCCTCATCGGACGCAAGGCGACCAGTCTGCTGACCAAACAGGATGGTGAATGGCTTTTTGATGGATGCTGCAAACTGGTTGGCCGCAATAGTCCACGTTGGCCCCGGGTCGGCTGGCGCCACTGAGAGCACTTTGACATCAGCGCCCATCGTGAACATCGCCGCGTCAATTGCCTCATTCAGGCGCGCCACATCCTCATTTAGCACATCTGCCAGTTCTTCCAGCGGTACGCCCATTTGCTGCGCCAGAGACTGAGCGGAAACGTTGTCTTTATTATAATTAACGTTGAGCTGTCGGCTTGCATTCTTCAGGAAGCCTTCAGCGCTTGAGCCGGTGACTTTCGCCATGTCGATGAGGTGGTTGTACCCGGCACGCAGAAGCGGAACGCCAGAGTAAATGGAGCCATCCATTGCGCCCTCAGCAAATACGATAATGCGGTCAGGGTGAATGCTCAGGGAGCGCGTTGGTTTGCCGTCGCTGTTGCAGGCGCCGACTACCGACTCCTGATATTCGTACATCTTCGGCTGACCATAGTCCTCGCTGGCCTCGTCATTTTCCCACTCACTGACGCGGAGCTGCTCCTCCCACGCAGGAATGTAACGAACAATGGCGGCATCCTTGATGCGTTTTGTTTTCGTGGTGTCTACCGGCTCATTCCATTGCTTTCCATCACGGATTTGCAGGATAAGGCCGGAATAGCGGTTGATGAGGTTGCGGCGGTCAGCATCCTTGATGAATGGCGCAGCGCGCTTAAACAGCTTATTGGCTGCTTTCTCCCACGGAGTGCTTGCTTTATCATCGGCGCCCTCCTGAAGGATTTGCGGCGGAGTCTGCCAGCACTTATCGAGCACGCGATTGACACCAGCGGTTGCCGGTGCATAGCGCTCATAGGCATAGCGGAACATCTCGGCGGTGATTTCTTCAGGGTAGCCGCATTCAAGCCACAGCCGATCGTGTTTGTGGTCGATATTCTTCCCGCCAAACTCCCGGCGCTGCCGCTCGATGAGCCTGTTATTGTTCGCCACTCGCTGCTGAATATAGGCGTTTACCGCCTCTAACTTTGACATTTCGTCACCATAAAAAATCCCATCGCATGGATGGGATTATAGCATGGTCAGGGGTTGTTTTTTCTCACCATCTCAGCGACCCTTTCCCTTGCTGATATAGAGGCCATCTCTGCTTCATCTATAGTCTTGTAGTACCCTAAAGATTTCTGTTTCCCATTGATATTTATCGTCGCCCGATACAGCCCGCTTTTCTTGTGGAGAGACACGCCAGGTATTTGCAGGGAGCTACTCCTTGATAGCCTGGAAAACTTCTTCTCTTTTATCTTTTCGCCACCAATGCTTCTGCATCCGGATGGAGATATAGAAAGGTCACTCCATCTTGAACTGAATGGGTTTTGTGATATGGAGTACACATTCTGCCCGTCAGGAGGGAAATCACCGGTCATATATAACCACGCCAGTCGTCTTGCTGTGTAGGTCTTTCTGAAAATTACTATTTGGTATCCGTAATCAGCTTTTGTGCCTGCAATGGCTCCCTTCCGTTTGCCCTTAATCCACACAAATCGACCAGATTCAGGATGATACGAAAGCCATTCTTTTAACTCACGCTGAGTTATCATCACTTCACCTCTATACACTGTGCATTATTTATTTCCGAAGATGCGTCGCGCCACGTCCTCTTTTCCTTAGCGATTTTCATTGCCGTAATGGCAGCCTGACACTGCTCCATTCTTTGCATTGGCGTCACCTGCATATTGGACGTATTGCTTGTGATTACGAATATCAGGAAGAAATACGACATCACTTCACCTCATCATCAACAAGCGATCTGAACCATGCGGGATATGACTTCGCGCCGAGTTTATAGTCGACATTCTGAATGTAACGTGCAGCATCATCCAGCTTGTCGGAAAGATAATAAAGCGACTTTCTTGCACCAATAAGCATGGCGCCACAGATTAGCATCACAATCAGGTGCGGGTTGATGATGCAGAACAGGATTGTTTTGGCAGCTTTCATCATTCCACCTTTTCGAATTTGTCGATTACCACACGCAAGCAGCGCTCCTTAATCCGGATAACTGCATCGCTAGCAAGAAAAGCACTACTGGCAGCTGCGGCGCTATCCGCCTCAATCAAGTGTGAAATCTTTTCAACAACAGCCCCACCGAGCTTAATAGCTTCTGAGTGAATAAAGTAAATGCTCATTTGTCGCCACCCTCGTTATTATAAACTCGCCACTTTCCGACACCATACCAGCTGCCATATTTACATCTGGTGGATTCAAATGTGCGACCAAAAACCTCATAGCAACCGACAAACATGCGAAAAAATCCCTTCAGCTTAACATCAGGATATTCCCTGGCAATTGCCTTGTACCACCTGACCATGCTTATAGCTTCTACTGCCGGAAAAACAAACCACACCCAAACAACAAGCAGGACAAACATCGCCACAGCAATATTGGCAACCAGTCCACACCACCAGAGGTATTCGCTCATCACTCAATCTCCTCGCCATCAATCCAGCGTTGCAGCACTTCGATAAGCTGCGCAGCTTGGTGTTTGTCGATGATTAACTTGTCATCTGTTCCGGACCCATCATTTTGCTGCGAACAATGCAGCGCTCCGCTGTCGCTTAGAAATAAATTAACATCGTGAAAATATTCACCTTCAATAATCATTTCATCCCCTCACCGTGTTTAAATTTATATGTTTTAACGTTCGAGTCAGTGAACGCATCCAGAACTGACGCGGTAATTACCGCCTGCTCAGCGGTCTGCCCAAGATACATCGCGGTCATAGCGAAGTCTCGCCCACAGCCAGCAGCAAGCGGGGGAGTGACTGCGTAAACCGCTGGATATTTATTGTCAGGAATCTTCTGGATGGCAAAACAGTTTCCTTTCTCCGTGAATACCCACTGAGTAAAGTCAAGCTCTTCTGGCATGTCCATAATGTCATCAACAGCCCGTCGCATGAACTGCTTAGCATATCGCTCATCACCAGCAGCGCCGCTACCAACGATCAATACAGCCAGTTCGCCGCAAATAAAAAACTTATCATTGGCATCAAGTACAAAAGACTTCTGTTGGTTAGCCATAATCAGGCTTCCGGCAGTGGACTGACTATCGTGCGCAATCGTAATCCCATCCCATGCAATTGTTGTCATTTCATTACCTCAATCATAAATACGATACCATTCATAAATCACCACCTTCATCGTTATTTAACTCAACATTCCGAAAGAAATCATTAATCGTCTTCAGACCACTATAACCACGGCGCCGCTGCAACTCACACAGCACTTCATCATACATACGCAGCAGGATAGCCTCATCCACATCGTACCTTTCGCACAGTGCCTCATCCGACACACCAGCTCTTGCGAGTGAGTATATTTTTTCCTTCTGCTCCCACGAAAAAGATGAGTATGCCTTCATAATGCCCCGGTGATGTAGTTATGTCAATGCGCCTTGACGTAGATTCTAGCATGGCGTAGATTAAAATGAAACCTCTCGGAGAAATCTTATGAAATGTGTCATTTTCGAGCTTGATGGTGTGCTGCGCGATGCTGAAGGAAATGCTATTGCTGGCAACATTGCGCTGGCTAAGTCGCTCTACTCTGCCGGGCATGATGTACTGATTATGAGGGCAAAGCATGCGTATGAGTGGCTGCATGCTAACGATGTTTTCTATGATGACATCATGGCTTCGCACCAGCAGATTGACGCTGACAGGGTGGCAATGGCGGTCGTGTCTGATGATGTGATTTATGCCGCCATGCGCAACGCAGGGATTCATTGCTGGCTTTACAAATAGACCCCTGCCGTGGTCTTATCTTATCTCCTGCTCCGCCTAATCCATCCCGAGCCGCGCTGTACGATGTGATCACCAAGGCCATAGCGCAAACTATCTGTGGCGTGGTTGTGCTTGTCGATGATATCAGGAAGTATATTTCCCGTGAGCTTGTCCACTTTGTAGCTGTAAAGAGTAAACTCCTCAATGACAGTCTTACATCTTTCGTGAACAAAAATCCTGTCACAACCTCTGAGCCATGTGATTCCGTCCTCAATGCTGCCAGGCCACTTTGCGCACGGATGGATATCAAATCCTGAGCGCTTTATATGGCTTATTGTTTCTGGCCTTGCGCAGTCACCATACCATCTGTATTTTTCTGAACCCGGGAATGCCAGTCGCATAGCTTCTGGCGTATCAGTTATCTCAAGACCAACCTTTGCAAAGTCGCGGTAGATATAAAGGTTTCTTCTTCCGCCGCCCAAATCCTCGACATAAGATTCAGTTGCTGCCGTAGCATCCTGCGAGAAACCAAAGTCAATACCATAGTAAGGCCCGCCCCAATCTGGCGACGGCTCAAAATCAAGAGTCTGCCATTTACCCCCAAGCACAGCTTCATCTGAACGCCGGTTGAATAACCCCTCATAAACCCACAGATAGCGGTCATAATCAACCGCCTTCATCTGGTTCATGTGCTGTTTAAGTTCCTCGGTAAACCAGGGGTTATGGATGTAGTTAACGTTCACAACGACAATATCATCATCCTGATATATCCCATCAACCATCTTATCCACATACGGCTCAACAAAGTTTGTCCACGTGGGATCGGTTTCCCGATTGGGGTTAAAAACAATAATAATTTCAGAGCCAGAGGCGCGAACTGTAGGGATGAGTGTATCCCATGACACCTGACTAATGTTCTCCGACTCCTCGCAGAACACATCGGTAAGCCCAGCCATCCCTTTAATGGCCGTGATGTTGCGCCACATACCCCGGAATACGAACTTTGACCGCGTGCCGTGGTGGGTTATCTCGCCATCGACGCACCGGTATTCCTGAGCGTGTCCCTTCCTGTTAATTTCATCGACCAGCTCGGCGTAGCTGGACTCCTTGATTGAGTTCTGAATTTCCCGGAAGCAGCCAACCCTGCAATTTCTGAATCTTGCCTTTTCGATAAGGTAAGAAACCACGTTAGCCGTTTTACCGCTGCCCCTTCCACCATAGAAGACCTTAAACCGGCGCGGATAAAGCAAAAGCTCCATGCGTTCAGGGATTAGTATTGTTGGCTCTTCGGTTGTCTCTGATACGCCATCCCGAGTCATTTTAAGTCGCTTGATAACATTTGGCGTGCCATCATCAAGCAGCTTATTAACAATACCGAAAACAGCAGAGTCAGGCTTCTCTATGGAGTTACCAACCGCCTCTTCGAGCTTTTCGATTGCCAGTGCGGAGAGGCGTTTACGAGCCATTCGCGCTCTCCATCATCTTTTCAAGTCGCTCCAGCCTCTCGGCAAGCTCAGTAAGCTCTTTTACGTCAAGGCCAACCTTAATCATTGATACAACCTGAGAAGCAACATCAATGGGAAGTTCGCCAAGAGAAACTGACTGAATGACATCTTCAATCTGCTGCACTGGTGTTGCACCCTTCTGATATTTGAACTCAACAGGAGGGGCCATTGTCTTCTGCATTGGGCTAATGCGAAGAAATATTTCTTTCAGCATTTGCACGCCCTGAGTTGGATTTTCCTCCACCATTATGATTGACGTGCGAATGAATGCGTCAAGAAACTCCTCTTCACCCATCCCGCAGCGCTTTAATGCTTCTATTAACCTGTTTCTGTAGCTTAAACCTCTTCCTGCTGGCTGGTATTCAGCAGAAAACTTCATAATCGGATTTGGATTTGCCATGTCGTTTTCGTCTTTTCGTAAACCGAATACAGATATATTAACACATGGCGTAGATAAAAAAAGAACCCGCCGAAGCGGGTTAAAGGGTGGTGGGTGATGATTGATGAGATGATTGATGAGATGATTGTACATAAGTTTTCGCATAACACCAAACATTACAATTATTGCTTTGAACGTGAACCACCTCAATAGCATCAGGGAAGGCTTTTGCGATTGCTGATATGAAGTGGTCAACACCTTCGAGTTGAGCCTTCTGCCACACCTCCTGCTTTGATTTTTGCGGCATCACTGATACCTCGTAGTTGAGTACATATGCCGAAGTATGCTGTTATGCTCAACCACCATCATCATACTTCCAACCTGAATAACGGCATGATGCTTTCCGGTCTCCTCATAAAGAAAATCAGCCTCTTCACACGCTGCCTGAATGTCGCTCCACAACATGATTCACCTCACGATAAAGTAGACTGCCAGTGCAAAAGAAATCCAGAATGACAGCAGTGATACGGCAATCAGTCTGCGGATGATGTAGGGTTTCATGGTTTAACCTCCTGCGGAGCTGCTGGCAGAGGTTGCCAGTGGGTTATCTTTGCGTATGTATCTACCCAGTAACCACAAGGTTGAGGCTGCGAACCAGTTGCGTAGTGAGCAGTGAATACGCGCTCTCCATCAAATACATTCACTTCAATGTCGCTGTATTCGCAATCAGCAGAATGGGTCAATGGCATCCGCTCGCTTACCGGAATCCATTTACCCGGCACGGTAGCGGGTTCACTGCCGGGTAGTTGCGGGGCGGCTGCTAATGTGGAGTCGATGATATGCTGGCGCATCCAGTTGGCCCCACGCGCAAACACGTCTACCGGATCTCCGTGGTAATCTCCTATTTCATATGCCTGCTCTGATGTCATCTCATCAGAAATTCTCAGCACTACCGGCGCTGGCTGCGCGTGGCGATAGACAGGCACCGGCTCGCTCAGCCGATCTGCATGCTCAGGTTTGTAAATCATCCCGCTACGGTCACCATCTGTGAAACCATAAGGCTCGGTGTCAGCCTTGCGGCGCTCCTGTAGCTCTTCCAGAGCAATCGTCAGCGCGTAATAAAACGAGTGGTCAACTCGATTGTCGGCGCGTTCTGCGTTATCGCGCGCCAGTTTGACGCTGCTCAAAAGCTGGATGATGCTATTTTCTGCTAACTGGTTATTGGTCATTGGTTGGCTCCTTCTTATGCCGCTTTCATAGCATGAGCCAGTTCGGTGATATCAGTCATGATTAGCCCCCTCGCGCAGCTGCTGGGAAAACTCACGGAGTTTGAAACCGATTACTCTGGTACTTGCCACAGTATCGACCCAGTCGAGCTCTACCGCGGCTTCATCAATGGCATCAGCCTTAATCCCGGCTACGATGCGGTCGGTGGCGGGGAACGGGTTTTCAGCATTAACATCGCGGGAAACGTACATGTTAATTTCTGAAACATAATCCAGCGGCACACCAGCGAACATGTAGCCTTCGCCTTCAGAGAAATATTCAACGTGGTTGTCGCTGATGTCGGTCAGCAAGCGATTCATCGTTAAATTCTCCGCAGCCAGCTGCACGCACAGTTTTGCAACCTTGAGGTATTTTTCCTCTTTGATTGAGAGTTCACCGCTGCCATCAAGGTTTTTAATAATTTCCTGAACTTCACTAATAGTTATGGTCATTTTTATGCTCTCTGTTAATGAATTTGCTCGCCAGACGATAACTTGATTCGCATACAAGCATCATCCCATTCGTGAAGCATTTCTGTTTTGCCGGTGCTTTCAAGATACCCTCGGATAAAACTCAGGCAATAGTTCACCCTGTCCTCGCCAGCATCATGAACCGACTGCATTGCATCCTGAAATTTCTTGTCTGCTACCTTCTTTTTGCTTGTCATCACACACCTCACAAGTATTCTTTACTTAACCGCCTGCAAGCGCTCAAGCTCACGCATCAGTGCAGATACCCGTCGTTGCCGCAAAGTCTCTGCATGCTCTTTTGCCTGTTGCTCATCAAGCCAGTATTCACCACGTTTAAAGTAAACATCGCCAACCACAGCCACCTGACCATCGGCAAACAACTGTGCGCTTTCGTACTTCTGAATGCCACGTGTCAATGCATACTTCGTGACCCATATAGTTTCAGCGCTTGCTGCGTTAGCGATAACCAGTAGAGCTACTGCCAGTAATTTATTCATCGTTGCTAAACCGGTTTAGTTTCCACCAGATGACACGATAACCTGCTCGAGTGTTCGTTGCTTACCTTCGCAACTAAAAACGCGACAGACGCGCTTACCATTGCTGTATGCTTGCATTGCCTGTGCTGCCATAAAATTCTGCGCTTTCACTGCGCCCATTTCTGGTTCCAGTTGAGTGCGCGTGTAGATTGCTTTGGTCATTTTCATGCCTCCATCAAAAACCAAAATCGCCAGTTAATTGAGCAAGCTCTTCGCCATGTTCATCCACCACGTAGCCATCGAATACAACACTGCTGTTTTCGTCTTGCTGTTTTTTATCTTCCATCTTCATCACCTCTTTGCTGTTGGTGTGGTAACTATACGATGGCGCTCAATCTACGTCAATATGATGGTGAAAATAAAATTTAGTTAGTAATCACTTGCAGTTATCAATTTTCAAGTTGTTGATATATATAGAACACGCTCAACCCATTTAACCCAAGATTTTTTTTGGTTTAACCATAGATAACCATGTAAATTCATTAACTTATGTAATGTTCAACCATTTATCACTTAAACCTTCACCATGAGAGAAAAGTAGAAAATTTTTGATGTATTTTTTTTGCTAAAATTTGCGCAAAGCAAAAAATGGGTTGAATTGGATAAATACTACTATCTATTAATAATAATAGTAGTAAATACATATACATAACATGTAAAAACACTTATCCAAACACTTATCCAACTTTATCCATTTCAACCAAAAGCGTGACACGCGAACAAACAGGTAAGGTGTTGCGCCGATTTATTTAATATTTTATAATCACAAAAAAATAAGGAGGAGTTATGTACAGACCTGGCAGCGATTTGGCTCACGTTTACCATCACGTATCTGGCATTAATGTCAATGAAGTTAAGCTCTTGCCGTCCAGCGAGATAGTTGGCATGGACATAGCAAGATTCAGGATGAACCTTTCTAAAGTTTCAAAGGATGCTGGCATGATGTTCATCACACGTTTTGACAGCCATAAAGAAATACTCACCATCAGAAGGATTTCATGATGGCAATAAAGACCATTTACGACCTTACAGCAGACATCAAAAAAGATGCCTGGTACGACATCACCAAGCCGCCAGGGCTTGCTGGTGAGATAGCTGAAGACATCGCCGCTGGTGAAGTGCGAGAACAGCCAAGGTTGCGCGCTGTGGCAGCACTGCATGAGTTGGTCATTGCCAGCAAAGGTAAAATTAAAACCCCGAGCGGCATGAAAGGAAACTTGCTGACCATCTGTATTGCTGATTCCGCCGGTGGTAAAGACCGTTCTCAAAGTCATTTCAAGATGATCGCCCGCGATATCGACAAAGGTCAGCACGTTTTTGGCCGCATAGCATCATCAAAAGATATCGGGCGCACACTGATAAACCATGAAGGCGTGGCAACATTTATTATTGATGAATGCCATGGTCTTTTTGGCGTGATGTCACAAAAGAATGGCGCCACCTATATGGCAGAGCTTGGCTCTGAAATTCTCTCAATCTATTCAGACCGCCTGAAAAAATTCTCTGACCTTGATGCCATTAATGCGAAGGAGTTGCTGGAGAAGGAGTTAAAAAAACTGCGAGCAGAAGTTAAGGATAAAGGCATTGTTGAGACTGAGTATCGTCGCCGTGAAATGCAACTTGAAAGAGAGATTTTGTGGCCCATCCAGAACGGGATAGAAGACCCTATATTTTCAATGATGTGCTTCTCAACGCCTGAAAAGCTGGCAAGCATCATCTGCTCTGAAAACATTGGTACCGGCCTTATTGGTCGTGCGATATTCATCAAAGGAAAAGATGGCCGAGCAAGGAAAGCAAAAAGATTCGGTCACAAGACGCCACCATCTCTTATCGAGAAGATGAAACAGATAGAGAAATCAGCGCCAACCGTGGCGAGATACGAAGATACAATGGTTGAGCAACTTGCTGAATCTCTTGATGATCGTTTTGAGGAGTTGCGGAATGATGTTTCGCTAGGAGCTGTAATATCACGTTCATTTGAGCAGGTAGAGAAAGTGGCAACAGCTCTTTCTGCTGGAAACAAAGGGGTCATTACAGAGGCCATGCTGATGTGGGCTTTTTGCTTTGTGTGCGAAAGCCTTACTGACGTAATGAGCATGCTTAAGGTGAATGAGAGCCAGGAGGAACTTGGCACCATGGCGCGATGGAACGAGATTAAAAACCGCATTGAAAACGTGCTATCTGGTAGAACACGCGATGATTCAATGCCTCAGTCAAGCATTATTCAGCGAGTAGTTAAAACCAAGTCGCTAAAAGGACTGGCAGAAGCTATTGCTCGTACCAATGGAGAGGATTTTAATTTCGGCGCAAAAACACTTATCACGCCAGTAATGCAGGCATTAATGGAGTCAAGGGCTATTGATGCTGTCGGTTGCGGTTACTGGATTAACGACGCGAGCAAGTTTGAGTCGACAAAAATGAGCATCAAATTCTCTCAGATTGTTGAGGGTATCGGCATGAATATGGCGGCACAGAGAGGTTGGAGATGATTACAATAAACGGATATATAGTAAGGTCAGAAGGCGCATACCATTTTAGACCCTATGGGTGGAGTGTGTGGTTTTTCTGGAGCAAGATGCAAGGATGTTGGTTGATATCAAATTATCATGTTATTGATAAATACTGGCATCGCCATCTTCATGCAAGTGTTGATATAAATAGACTGATGATAAGATAACAAAAAACCCTCCATCAGGAGGGTTTGTTTTTTAGTGCTTCAAATAGTTCTCCTGGTTTATACAGCCTTTTTCTGATGGCGCTGCTGTAGCGGATATCCTGACCATCATCAGTAATCAGTATTGGCAGACCTGCATTCTCGGCCGCGCATACCTCATCGAAATTATTATTAATGATGCAACGCAGTTTGGCTCGCTGCTCATCGCTAACATTACGCACAACTTCCCACATGTTTTCAGGCGACCAGCAACACCAGACATGAGCGCCGGTAAGCCGGTGTGCTCTCCATGCGTCAAAGTAATTTGCCACAATGTATGTCCACTCTGTCTTATCGCCGATGGGTGTCACTGCGCCGCGTGTAAGCCTTCCTCGAGTGTACTCATGGCTGAAACCAGCGCGAAATGACACGCTTTCATCGTCAGCAATGAATGCCACATTACATAGCGTCATGGTTCCAGCCATATAGAGTGGTATCGCCACCAGTTCACCAGTTTTGCCGGTTATGGTGTCATTTCCCGCCTTTTTCATGATCGCCTCCACTTCATCTGGAGCAAGGCAGTCTGATGCACCATTGACTTTTGGCAACTGCTTTCTAATCGCCTCAAGTTTTTCGCGTGGATGCATATTCAAAAATCCGGCCAGTGCCTCCATTGACTCTGGAAACGTCATTCCTGACAGCTTCATTAGCCAGGTGATGCCGCTCCCGTTTCCGCACTGGTTGCAGATGGCGCCGCCGTCGCCTTTTGTTTCGAAGTTGTTATCCCACCTAAACCTGTCCTTACCCATGCAATGAGGGCATGGCTGATGCTTCCCAGTAAAAACATTCCTATCAATATTCACTATTGAGAGTAGCGCGGCCTCCCAGTTACCAATCATCCTTTGTCGTATATCTTCCCAATAAAACATGTTGACTCCATCTGTTACTGTTTGTATGCTTTAAGCGTAACACTGAATAAGGGTAACGTAAAGTGAATGATTTCGAATTGATGAAGTCAAAAGAGAGGTCAATACCAGTATCCACGCTGCGTGAGTACTTTTCATACGACGGAATAAATCTCATATGGAAAAGAACAACAACAAACAGGGTTAAACGTGGTGCTATTGCAGGCTCAAAGACTGTAAGTGGATATCTTCAGGTTGGTTTTTTAGGCTTTGATATAAAGGTTCATAGAATAATATGGGCGTTAGTGCATGGTTATTGGCCTGAGTTAATAATAGACCATATCGATGGGAATCCTTTAAACAACAAAATAGAAAACCTTAGAGAGGCAAACTTTAACGAAAATGTTAGAAACATGAGAACCCCAAAACACAACACATCAGGAGTGAAAGGTGTAGGTTTTTGCAAGCAGACAGGTAGATGGACTTGCTGGATATGGGTTAATAATAAAAAAATATGGCTTGGAAGGCATGCGACAAAAGAAGCAGCCGCAAGGGCGTATGCAATAGCATCTAAAAAATACCACAAAGATTTTGGTCGATTGAAATAATTGGGTGATTCAAAATGCAAAAAATTGATGCAATGATTGCTGAGCTGGATATGGATAAGCTGCGAGCCAGTATCCATACTGGAGAGATTGAGCCGCGCCCTTATCAGTGGCTGGTATATGAAAAGACAGCGGAGGTTATCCGCAAGTTTGGTAAGCAGCCCAAGCCAAGTTATGTTACCGCTTCAGTTGGCGCCGGTAAGACCATCATGATAGCCATGATTGCCCGTCGTTTCCAGGATATGGGATGGGAGGGTCTTGTCATCGCGCGACAAGGCGAAATTATTGAGCAGGATGCTGAGGAGCTTTGGAACCTGAGCGTGAAAAACTCTTTGTTTAGCGCTTCACTTGGGCGTAAGGCTTATTCCTATCCGCTTATCGCGGGAACAGAGGGCACAATAATAAATGGCCTTTTTGATAAGACGGCAGACGATGGCACAGTGACAAAATCTTTGCTTTCTGACTTTACCCCTCGCTACATCCTTGTCGATGAATGTCACCAGGTTAACTGGCAGGACATAATATCAGAGCAGCCAGAGACGCAGTACGGTGTCATTATGAATGAACTTAATCGGCGCTGTAAAGCGAAGTATGGGCATGAGGTGATTGTCATTGGCTACACCGGCAGCCCATTTCGCGGCGTTGAGTCTATCAAGGGTGCTTACTGGAAACATGAAATCGTCAACATCAGCACGAAATACCTTGTCGACCTTGGTTTTCTGGTTCCGACAATTTTCGGCGGCCAGGATATCGAGGACTTGCAATACGATCTGCATGAGTTTGCCAGTAGTGACGTTGACGGAGTGCAGGACTTTACCGCTGAGCAGCTAAAGCAAATGGAAAATAGCATTCTCAAGCAAAATGAAAAGCTTGATAAAATAATGTCAAGTGTTATTTCCATGACATCTGGAAGAAACGGAGTTTTAATTACATGTGCCGGAAAGCGACATTGCAGAGATGTGGCGAAATATCTGCCAGAAGGAAGTTATTCAATCGTAACTGAGGATATGGGGCAGAAAGCCAGACGGAAAGCACTGAAAGACGCGGCCACCGGGCGCAAAAAATACACGCTGCAAATCGGTTGTCTGACGACTGGCGTCAACATCCCATATTGGGACACGTCTGTCATCCTGAGAAAAATCATGTCACTGACTCTTCTGACGCAGTTGCTTGGCCGTGGCATGCGATTATTGAAGCCAGACCAGATTGCCGCAGGTCTGGTGAAAGAAAACCATCTTTGCCTTGACTTCACCGGAACCATGTTCGAGTTGGGCGGTCTGTACGAAGACCCTATTCTTGAAGAAGCAGAAGCGCAGCGCGCCAAGCGTAGCGGAGAGCAGGTTCCATGCCCTAAATGCCAGACGATGAACAGCCCATATGCACGGCGTTGCATCGGTAAAGATGCAACATCGCCAGATGGCCGATGCGAAGAGTTTTTCAGCTTCATTCGTTGTGGTTTCGACAAGCACGGAATCCGTATCTTTGATGATGGTTGCGGCACAAAGAACGACCCGACAGCTCGTTATTGCCGTCAATGCGATCACGTTTTGCGTGACCCTAATGCGGCGCTTAATGAGCGTGCTTATACCGATAAAGAATGGACAGATGTACAAGATTTTAAAGTCGAGTTGACCAAAGACGCTGAGGGGGTTCTTTATCGTTATTTCTGCATAAAAGCAAATGGAAAAAAGGGTTGGGCCAATGAGGTTTTCTATCCGTTCGGCGGAAAGCCAAAACATCTACGTGACATGTTTAAAATGAAGGCTCTGCTTCCTCACCTGGAAGATAAATCCATGATGAAAAAGATGATGGACTGCCAGAATGCGAAAACGTTCATGATGTACGCTGCGTTGATTCGTGCGCCAAAACGTATCACGCATCGAATTAATGATAAAGGACGTGACATTATTCACAGGAAGGATTTCATAGGAGAACAAGTTGAAGCAGCTTAAAAGCGGTATATGGGTATTCGATAGCGGTTATCGCGGTGATTGCCCGAAGGAGGAGACTGACCAGATGGCCTATGGTCTGTGGATGCAATACCGTTTTCCTGATGCTCTGTGGTTTCATGTTCCAAATGAGACCGGCACAAAGAGTGGCCCTCAGTTCGTCGAAAAACGCCGAAAAATGGGCGTCAGGAGCGGCGTAAGCGACAATGTGATACTAACTCACGGCATTAATCATAAATGCGGCCTGATTGAGCTGAAGAGGCGTGATAAGACAAAATCAAAAGTATCACCATCGCAGATTGAGGTTCTTGAGTGCGCCATTGCAGAGGGGCATTTTGGCGCCATTGCTTATGGTCTTGATGAGTTAAAAAGAGCGACGTTATTCTATTTTGGGCTTGATGAATGACGTGGTTTGATGTAGATTGATTTAACAATAAAAAAGAGGTGATGGATGAAAGTTTATTTAAACAACGAACTCAGTAATGACCAGTATCACGCTGACACAGAGCACATCAATGGCTCTGGTCTGTGGAATATCTTGGACAGATGCCCGGCAGCGTGGCGCTACAAAGATGAAGAAGATGAGCAGTCAAAGGCTCTGGTTTTCGGTACTGGTAGCCATACAGCACTGCTTGAACCTGAGCGCTTCGAAGCAGAATATGCACGCATGCCAGTTGTTGAAGATTTTCCAAAAGACAAAGATGGCAATCGCACGGTGCTGGTGACTACGGCAGACATGAACTCATGGGCGAAAGAGCGCGGCATCAAGGGTCTTTCAGGGAAGTCGAAAGCTGATGTGATAAAAATCATTCAGGCTACTGGCGAGCCAGTACAAATTTACGATGTTATCCGTGAAGAGGCAGAGAAGGCTGCTACTGGTAAATCGATGCTGGAAGGCGATGACTACGACGCCATCATGCAGATGCGCGCCGTAATCCATGCAAATAGCTATTACAGTAGTCTGCTTTCTGGTGCTTATTCCGAGGTGTCAATTCTCGGTGAGTTGCTTGGCGAACCATCAAAAGTACGCTTTGACTGCCTTACGCGCGGCGGAGACATCATTGACTACAAAACAGCAGTGAGCGCCAAGCCTGATGAGTTTTTCCGGCATGCTGCGCGGCTAGGGTACTTTATGAAGATGGCAATGCAGCACGATATGTTTGTCGAGGCTTATGGGCATGCGCCTCGCTCGGTAAACCTTCTGGTGCAGGAGAAAAAATCGCCATTCATCCCTGCGTTAATTCGCCTGACTGATGAGCAGTTACGCATTGGCCGCATTCAGCTGCGCAGCGCGATGGAAATCTATAAGGCATGCAAAAAAGCCAGTTCATGGCCCGGTTACTCAATGGGTAATCCTGTCATCGAAATGGAAACACCAGAATGGTTCAAAAAGCAGTTTAACCTGTAATTTATAGTAAATGAGGTGAAGTGATGGGTATTTTAAATATTAAAGCAGCAGAGCGCTCAGGATCTCGCGTAGTGATTGGCATTTCAGGTCAGTCTGGCAGCGGAAAGACATACAGCGCACTTAAACTGGCACGCGGCATGGTTGACTCGCCGGAAGAGATTGGCTTCCTCGACACAGAAAACGGGCGCGGACGTCTTTACTCAAATATTCTTGATGGCAAATTCCTGCATGCTGACCTGTATGCACCGTTTAGCCCCGCACGTTATCGCCAGGCTATAGAAGAGTTCCAAAAAGCAGGCGTTAAAGTGCTGGTTATCGATTCCGGTTCGCATGAGTGGGAGGGTGAAGGTGGGTGTTCAGATATCGCCGATCAGCCGCTGCTGCAAGGAAAGAAAATGGCAGACTGGAAGCGCGCCAAGGCTGAGCATAAGAAGTTTATGAGTGCATTATTGCAGAGCAATATGCATATCATCGTCTGCCTGCGTGCGCGCAATAAGACCGACTTCAGCAACCCAAAAGACCCCATGCCACTTGGTCTGCACCCGGTCTGTGAAAAGGATTTCATGTTTGAAATGACAGTCAGCATGATGATGTATGACAATGGGAAGGTGCAGGATTTTACCAAGCTACCGGAGGAACTGCGCCCGATATTTTTTGAATCTGGCAGAGATAGTCAGCATCATGGATATATTGGTGAAGCGCATGGGCGAGGTTTAATTAAATGGGTTGAGTCTGGCGTTAAGATTGATGAGGAGTTTGAGCGCTGGCGTTCCAAGTTGCAAATGACCGCCTCACGCGGAGTTGCGGCACTGAATGCTGAGGCTGCAAATATTCCAGATTCGGTCAAAAAGAAAATCAGGGAAATATGGTCAACACTCAAGGCATCAGCAGAAGAGTATGAGCGCATTGAGTCATTCATTAATGATGATTCGCCAGCAGCGGTAACTATCACACCGCAGGACGATTTCAACCCGGCTAAACTCCAGAAAGCAGACGCGCCTGCACCATCTGCAACCGAAGAGAAGCCATCAACATCTCAACAGAACATCGAAAACTTTTAAGGGCAAATTATGGCATCTCGCGGAATCAACAAAGTAATTATTCTTGGCACTCTGGGGCAAGACCCGGAAGTGAAATACATGCCGTCTGGCGGCGCTGTCTGTAATCTGTCGCTAGCAACATCAGAACAGTGGAATGACAAGGCCACAGGTGAAAAGAAAGAGCAGACAGAGTGGCATCGCGTGGTTATCTTCGGAAAGCTAGCAGAGGTAGCTGGCGAATACCTGCGCAAAGGCTCTCAGGTGTATGCAGAAGGAAAATTACGCACTCGCAAATGGACAGATCAAAGCGGTGTTGAAAAATACACCACTGAAATCGTCTTGCAGCCGATGAACGGAGTTATGCAAATGATTGGTGGTAAATCAAGTGATAATGGAAGTCAGCAATCACAACAGCGGCAACAGTCAGGAAGCAATCAGCAACCAGGATGGGGTAAACCTCAGCAACCATCAAACACGTCAAAACCACCGGCAAACGAGCCGCCGATGGATTTTGATGATGATATTCCGTTTTGATGAAGAAAAGGGCCGAAAGGCCCTTAAATAAATCTTTAACCAAATAACATCTTGCACCGGTTGCCTGGTTGCACCGTTATCCTGCACTTATCTGGCATGAGTAGTTACACCTTTGGTCCACAGGAAGATGGTGAACCAAGGGTGTAACTGATTTACTCATCCATGCATTGCGCTTAATTTACAACCTCCACTCCCCAGAATTAAAAATCTCATCCGTGATGGTGCTGTTTACTGATAGCGTCGAGAACGACTACTCACCGACCTATGATGACAGATCCGAAGAAGACTGGATTTGTTTTTGATATGAAACAGACCCGCCATAACGGCGGGGGTCAC